ACCCGCCTCCTGACGGACGGGCAGAGCCAGCGTGTCGGGAGCCGAACCGGTTCCCTGCCGCAGCCAGCCGCCCACAGCCTGGGCGTTGGTCTTGGCGTTGACGGCGCAGACCTTGGCGATGGGCTTAAGGTCGCCAATGCCCGCGTTGACGCCAATCAGGACCACGAAGGTGGCCCAGGAAGCATCGGCGACGCCGATGACCGCCGTGTCGGGACTGCCGTTGGCGAAGTCGGCCACCGGAGCGGTCAGCATCCGGATCTTGTTCTTCTCGGAAAGCATCAGTCTTCTCCTTCTTCTCTCGGGCCAGGGTTAGGTGTTGGTGTTCAGGATGATGAACGGGCTGACATCGCTGTACAGCGTGTTGCCCACGTCGTACGTCCGGAGCGCCGACTTCCACCAGGGCGCGCCATCCTCTCTGATCTGGAAGACGAAAACGGACTCGCCGTAATCGAACCTCAGCTCCAAGCTGACCTTGCTGCGGATGCCGCCCTTGGTGGCCAGGACGTACTGGCTGAAGTCAGCCAACATCAGATCGCCTCTGGTTCCCATGTCGTTGACGGCGTGCATCGAGCTCTTCGCGGGCATCCCCTCGAAGCTCTCCACGCCAGCGCTCTGGATCTGCGGACCCTGGCCGTAGTTGCTGATGGCCAGCTGCCGCAGGGTCGCGTAGCACTTCGGCCGGTTGTACAGCCACTGAGCCCGGCCCACGCTGCCACCGTAGAGCGCAGCAGCCATGCCGATCACGTCGCCGATGCCGATGGTGTTGGCACCACCACGGGTGACCTCGACCGCGCAACGCGTGTGCGTGCCGTCGAACAGACCGAACGCGCCCAGCGGCTCAGCCGCGCCAGTGCCGAACAGCACCTTCTGCTCGCGGACCACACGGATGGCCTCGGGCACAGCCCGGCTGACCAGCGCCTCGGCAGAGATTGCATTGTCCTCCAGCAGCTCCTCAGTCAGCGCAATCTTGCTGACCAACTTGACCGGCTTCAGCTCAATCTGGGCCACCTGAACGGTGCCACTGGCCGGGAACACGCCGCCCTCGGCAACGTAGGCGGTCGTGACGCCGCCAAACATCACGATGCCCGGACGACGGACATCGTCCACCACCGCCGGAACCCGGACCATCGGCCCGGAACAGGGGATGCTGAGACAGTCCTGAAGGAAACTGCCCTCCAGCGACTTCTCCATGATGGTGTTCGAGAATGAAGCCGGCGACAGGAACCCGCCGTCCGCGTCCACGATTTCGTTCATCCCGCTGACGGCCTTGACTGCCGCCTGGTAGCGGAGCAGGGTGTCGCTGAGACGAGTGCGGCTGCCGCGCACGTCCACCATGAAGTGGCCCAAACTCTTGAAGCACAGGCCATCGACCAGCTTCTCTTCCTCGGTCACGCCCTCAACCACGTTCGGCATGACCTTCTTGGCCTTGGCCTCGATGGCTGCAACCACCTCGGTGACGATGCCGTCCTTCAGACCGGCAACGCCATCGGCGATGGCCTTCTTCACGTCCACCTTTTCCTCAGACATCTTCGTTCTCCTGTGCAGGTCTTCCAGCTCTGAGCCTAATGTCTCCGGGCTCACGCCCTAACATCTCCGGCCTTGAGGCTGCGGAACGCTTCCACAATCTCCTCAACGAGCTCCATGTCGTCCATCACGGCGCCGGCCTCGTCGAAGCCGAGCAACGCCTTCTGAACACTCTCAACCAGTGCCTCCGGATTGACCGGTTCGGCACAGACCGAGTACTCTTCAACGAGTCCCTTGCTGATGACCCGCTGCACGCCCAGCTTGGCCTCGGCGTCAGTCGGCGGCCGTTCCTCGGTGGGCAACAGCGTGATGCTCTTGCCCCTCAACAGGCCACGGGCAACAGCAGAGAAGACCACGTCGGCAGGCCACGGCTTATTGAAGGGCCAGTCTTTCGGCTGCCGGTCGTACTGCGTCTTGGCCCGGACACTGTAGTTGTCCGACTTGACCCACAACGCCTTGCCAATCCGCAGACTGGTGTGCGCCACGTTCACCGGAGAACCGGACTCATGGAAACGATCCCAGTCCAGGCCCTCGGGTATGATGATGTCTCCCTCGGCATCCACCGTGCGCGTGGAGATGATCGACACGTCGGTGCGGGCATCGGTGTCCGTCTCGGCCTTGGAGATGACCTCGAAGCGCTTTAGCCTAAGCATCCTGATCCTCCTCCGCGTCACCGTCGGACGACGGCTTGTCCGAATCGGTCGCGGAACCGTCGGCAGCATCGCCATCCTCGGCGCCCTCGACGGTCGGCTCAAACTTGTCGAACTTGAAGTACAGGTCGGTTCCCTGCGGGATCAACTCGCGATTGAAGAAATCGGAAAGCAAGTCGCAGCGGGAGTCCAGCGCCAGACGGGAATACTGCTCCATCGCCGCTTCCAGCTCGGCCCTCGACTTGAAGGACTGGAACAAGGCGGGCGGAACTCCGAACGCCGACAGAATAACCTCGCGCAACTGCTGGAAGCGTTCGCTGCCCTCCATGTCCCGTGACGTTGACGCGTTGCTCTTGATCTCAATCGGGATGTCCGTGAACCCGTAGGTCCCGGCGCGAGAACGAACTCCAGCCTTGAAAAACGCGGCCAGCCGCTTCTGCTGCGCGGTGGTCAAGGGCATGGCCTTGTCGGCCGGACAGATGATGGCCTGGTAACGCGACTGGTTCGTGACCAGCGAGTACTGCAAGGCGAAGTCGCTGTCCATCAGAGCAATCGCCTGCCAGGCCCGCCGAACCGGAGACGAACCACCGGAGTAGGGATCGAGTGGGTCCGGATTGCGAATCACAATCAGGTCCTTCAGCTCGATGCGGTCCAGCCCGTTGTACAACCAGTAAATAATTTTCTGCGTCTCGCCACCCTCACGGAACGGACTCATCAGGTGCGGCTGCAAGGGCCACAGTTCGCTGACGTCCATGACTACGCCGCCAACCTTGCGCAGATAGGCGGAGCCGCACAGCTCCAGGTAGAGCTGCACGTAGCGCAGGAACTCGACGCGACCCATGCGCGGGTTCGGACGGTCCATCAGAGTGATCAACGGGTGGTCAAGGACTTCAGGATCTCCCTCGCGGCCCTTGCCACGGAACAGGCGCAAAGGCGTCTGACTCACACTCACGGAGTTCAGGTCAGCACAGATTCCGGCTACAGCAGAGTAGTAGGTCCGGAGTTGCGTGGTGATGCCAGGCTCGGGCAACGAATGCCAGGCGTCGGCCCAAACGATCTGACCCGCAGGCCCCTGGTTCAACTTCCCAGGCGCCTTGGAAGACTTGAAGAGACTCAATGGCCAGATCATTCCACGCTCCTGGCAGCAGCTTCCCAGTCAGCCCAGTCATCATCATCCGCGCCCAGCCACAAGCGCGGATTCCTTGGGTCCATGTTACTCAACGCCGGCTCCTCCGCAACCTCGTTTAGAGCCGCCAGCTCTTTCTCGGTGGCGGGCTCAGGCAGTTGCTTCGACTTCGGCTTCACAGTTCATCTCCACCTGGCCACGACCGGCCAGCGACGCAACGAGGTATCTCAGAGAATCGGGTAGGTGGTCATTGACCTTCTCGGGCTTCACGCCATCGGGACCGTAAACGTAGGCGCTGCACCGCTCGCGCAAGAACTTGCAGTTCTCGCTGATGAAGATGGTGCCGCCCTCGATGGCGCTGTTGACCGCGTCGATGCCGAAGAGCACCCGGTTGATGGCCGGGACAGCCGTGGCCTGAAGCATGTTCAGCTTGCGAATGCTTTCGGGCGCCGACGGGTCGCAGAACCAGGTGGTGTCCGTGTGCTTGCGCATCCAGGCCGCGTGCACCTCGATGGGCGTGTTGTTCTTCTCGCGATCCTCATAGACGTAGATGACGTCCCGACCGTGCTTGTCCTTGTAGACCACCGCAGCCACGCCGGCAGCGGGAGCGGAGAACCCGAAGTCCCAGCCGCCATAATGCTCGCCAGCGGGCGGCTCGACGTGCGGGATGATGCAGCTCTCAAGGTCAAACACGACGCCCTCGGCCGCGCACCACACACCCTCGAATAGACGAGCGCGCTTGAACCCGTGCAGGTTGCTCAGCGCGTTCTTGTACTCCTCGGTAATCGAAGGGTTGTCGGTGAAGTGCGCCGGGATGCGTTTGATCTTCCCACTGTCGGCCAGCAACTTCAGCCAGTGGTTCGGGTAACTCGGGTTGCAGTCGGCAACCATCTGGTGCCAGCCAAGCTTCCCGTGACGCAGGCGGCTGTCCAGGTTGTCCCACAGCTCCTGCATGATTTCGGTGGCCTCAAATACGTTGATGACGTCATACTCGGAAGACATGACCTTGGTCTCGTAGTCACCACCGCCCAAGACGATCTTCGAGCCGTTCTTGTAGTTGTAGCTGGTACGTGTCCCACGGCTCAGGTTCCAGTTGGTGAACAGGCGTGGGTTCGGACAGACCTGCTTCTCGAAGGTCTCCAGCACGGACTCGTTCAGGCTGGCCCGGGTCTCGCGCAGCCACATCACGCGGAGGCCAGGGAACAGGGCGCACAGGCAATGGGATTTCTGGCAGAGCAGGCGCGTCTTGCCGGTGCCGGCGGGACCATCGTAGAGAATGAGCCGGTCCTGCGAACGCCACATCTCGCGGGCGCCGCCGTAGGGACAGAAAGATTTTATCATCGGGAACCCAAAGTGGGACCCCGATTGGGTTCCACTTCGTCCCAAAATGGGTCAAAGTGAGCTATTTCAACGTACCCAAGTTGGGCGGCCTGATCGCGGGACTTAACCTGTGGGACATTTGCCACAGGTTTAGTTCGTGAGGTTGCCAACACCGCGTAGCTCCGCCATGAGTTCGGCTGCCGAAGTCTTGGCGTCTCCAAACCACTCGATGCCAAGATTGCCGGTGATGTTGATCTCCTGGGCAGCGGTGGGCATCAGGCCCATCGACTGCTGAATCTTGTTCATGCTGTCGCGGGCCTCCAGGGCCAGCTTCAGCCAGCGGGCCTGCATCGCCTCGCTATCGCTCTGGGCAAAGTTTTGATACGCCTGCTTGGCAATCTGGCGATATCCCTCGATGGCCTCATGCACGGTCTCAAACATGTCCCGGGCCTTGAGCCGACGGGCGCCCACCTTTTTTATTGAATTGAGAATGTAATACACTCTGCGCATAGATAGACCAAGTGCCTTTGCAACGATGGTGGGTGACGCTCCACGGGAAATCATCTCGATGACCCGCTCGCGCCGCTGGATCCTATCGGCCTTACGGGTCAGGACCGTTTCCAGCTTGTCAGTCTTTGAACTCACTTCATGCTCGACAGAGGCGGAGGCGGGTCGTCGCTGTCGCCGTTCAGTTTCTTCAGGCGTTTCACGACTTCCTTCTTGTGCGTCCAGCTGGCAATGCGCTCACCGAACCAGACCAGGAACCCGGCCAGGGCAATCCACTCAGCAGGCGTCATGCGGGTGCTCCTTCTGCCTACACTATACATCGCGCTGGGGGTAGGAGTCAAGGGAAATCCGA